CCCCGACAAGCCAGTAGCAGTCATTAAATACGAGTTTTTGGACGTAGACGAGGCCGCCGGGGATGATACCGCTATGGCATTATCCACCATCCAGGGGACGTATATCACCCAGCAATATATCATTGGCGGCTATCAGGCGGAATACCAATTCAAGGTCATCTATCGGATAAAGCCGGGGGACAGCAATAATAAGCGCCTCCAGGCAGATGAGATGCTGAACCGATTCGGAGACTGGGCGAGAACGCAGAAGCCGGACCTCGGGGAAGGAATCAACGCATTGCGGGTTGAGCCTACAACCCAGTCGTCCAAGTTCGCCCAGTACGAGGACGGCTACGAGGACTATCAAATTTTGATGCGCTTGACCTATGAAGTCAACGTGTGAAAGGAGTGAAATCCATGGCAGATTTAGAGTTTAACACCACAGAGGGCCAGACTATTGCCCGAGAACTGTTGATCGCATATCTGAACACCGGGGATTCTGAGACACCTGCATGGTCCGCCATTGGTAAGAGAGTGGAGGAGTCCGACGAGGAAATGGACTGGTCCGCCGAGTCCACCCAGGACATCCTCGGGAGCACCTGGACCACCATGCAGAAGCCGGTAATTACACAGTCTTTTGACCCCGTCCCTCTGGACGCTGGAGACCCTGCGGCGGTCAAGCTGTGGAATCTTGGCGTAAAGGATCAGAATGCCCAGGCGCTGGCAAACATGGATATGCTGATCGGGCATTATTATACCACGTCCGCAAGTTCCAATTTTGCAGAACGATACAGCGGCTCCGCTATTTCCATTAACCGGATCGGCGGAACCGGCGGCGGAAACCTGGAAATTGGATTCGATGTCACTTACGGCGGTACGAGAACGCTTGGAACGGTAAAAAATACCGCCGGAACCGTTACGTTTACCCCTGATAGCGAATAAACAGAAAGGAGCGCAGTGTTAATCAATCTGAACGTTATTAGCACTGCGCCCTTTTTCTTATGGAGGAAACGATGGAGAAAATTACATTTGACACCGGCGTAAAGATCTATCAGATCAACGAAAACGGAATGCTCCGCTTTAACCCTTCCGACCCGAATGTATATAAGCGATTTAAAGACCTTGGGGAAAAAATCGAAACACTGCAAGCGGAATACAACGAACGGTCGAAAAACATGACTGATGGCGGCGAAGCGATTGACTTGCTGGCCGAATATGACCACCGCATGAAATCGGAACTTTCTCTTGCGTTTGGACCGGACAACGATTTTGACCAAATCTTTGAAGGCACAAACATTATGGCTATTGCTGGAAACGGCGAACTCATCATTACAAACTTTCTCAATGCAATTACCCCCATTGTTGAAGAAGGCGTAAAAAAATACGCAAAAATGGAAGCGCAAAAAGCGGTGCAGGAAGCTAAGAGGGCGAAGCAATGAAATGGTCTCTTCCCTTAACTGTTGAGGTTGGAGGAAAAGACTACAAGATAAATGCGGATTATCGGGACGTTTTGGGCATCATATCGCGAATTGAAGATAAAACGACAGATGAATTCATAAAAGGATATGTTTGTCTTGCCCTTTTTTATCCTGATTTCGAGAAAATGCCAGAATCAAACTATCAGGAAGCAGTCGACCAAATGTTTTGGTTCATTTCGTGCGGCGAAGAACAAGACGATACAAGAGGCCCAAAGCTAATTGATTGGGAACAAGACTATATGTTGATTGTTTCTGACATAAACAAAGTGGCTGGGCACGATGTTCGGGCTGATTCATTCTGCCATTGGTGGACCTTTATTTCCTATTTTATGGGAATTGGGGAGGGGCAGCTTTCATCTATCGTTTCTATCCGCGAAAAGCTCCGAAAAGGGAAAAAATTGGAGAAATGGGAGCGAGAATATTACAAAAAGAACCGGTCTAAGGTCGATTTCAAACGGAAATATACGCCAGAAGAAGAGAAATTCATTAAACAGATAACAGGCAGGTGAGAATATGGCAACAAGGGCCGACGGGACCGTAATTATTGATATTACTGCGGACCCAAAACAGGCGATTAATGGCATTAACAATGTTGAAAAAAGCGTAAACGGCCTTGCTTCTGCGGCCAAAAAGCTCACCGGAATCTTGGCGGCTGCGTTTGCGGTTGATAAAATCGTCCAGTTTGGAAAAGAAGCCATTGAACTTGGAAGCGATGTTGCCGAGGTCCAGAATGTCGTCGATGTTGCCTTCGGCGATATGTCCTATATGGTGGAAGACTTTGCAGACAAAGCCATTACCAGCTTTGGAATGAGTGAATTAGCCGCAAAGCGTACCGCCTCCACCTATATGGCTATGGCAAGCAATATGGGTGTAACGCAGCAGCAAGCGGCTGAAATGGCTATTACCCTTGCTGGACTCACTGGAGACGTGGCCTCCTTTTACAACATCTCACAAGAGCTGGCGGACATCAAACTCCGGTCCGTATTTACCGGAGAAACTGAGACGCTGAAAGACCTTGGCATTGTTATGACCCAGGCAAACCTGGAAGCGTATGCTCTTGCAAACGGGATTGACCGCAGCTTCCAGTCTATGTCCCAATCGGAGCAGTTGATTCTCCGCTATAACTATGTACTGGATCAGCTTGCCCTTGCCTCCGGTGACTTTGTGCGCACGCAAGATAGCTGGGCAAACCAGACCCGTATTCTCTCCATGCAGTGGCAGGAGTTTATGTCCATCATAGGGCAGGCGCTTATTCAGGTTTTGCTGCCTGTTATTCGTGTTCTCAATCAAATTGTTTCGTCCCTGATTGATATTGCAAATGCCTTTAATGCTGCTATTAGTGCCATTTTTGGAGGGGCTACCACTCAGACACAACAGACACAGGCTGCAGTTGGAGGCGTTTCTGCCGGCATTGATGAGGCCGTAGACAATCAAAATGCGCTGACAGATGCGACAAAAGAAACAAACAAAGAACAGCAAAAAAGCCTTGCAACATTTGATGAAATCAACACGCTTTCGTCTGGAACTGGTGGAGCTGGAGGTAGTGGAGGTGCTGGGGCTGGCGGAGTTGGCCTTTCTCAGTTTACCCCAATAACCTCTGAAAATATCGTTGAGAGTGGAGCGGAAAACAAAATTCTGGACTTAATTGAACGGCTCAAAAATGCATTTCAACCATTTGAAAACTCGTTCAATCGTGCGTTTGCCAATATATCTGCCGGTGCAAATAGGCTTTTTGATGTATTTCGAGACATTTGGAACGATATTAGTTCTCTCGGATCTCCATTGTACGACTGGTTTACAAATGAATTTACTGCATTTCTGAATCAGTTCATTTCGACTGTCGGGACCATTGTGGGTGGGCTTCTGGATACTGTTGCGATGGTGCTGTCCGACCTTTGGAATCACCTTCTCTTTCCGGCGCTGCAGCAATTTATCACAGCGATTCTCCCGGCTCTCACTGAATGGGCCACTCAATTTTTGATGACAGTTGAGCTTCTTTTCGTGGAAG